CACCTTTACCCAATATCTTACCTAACGGTCCAACACCACCTATGCCAGCAATGCCGAGTCCGACTGCAGCTATAGGTGCAACTTTTTTTACTACTTTTTTGAGACTTTTACCTAATTTTTTTAGAAACCCAAACTCAGCCATACCTGTAATTGGATTAATTGACATACCTTGACCTACAGTATATTCATTTGGATCAAGCCCTACAGCCATCATTTCTTGTTGTATGGCTTGTTGTGTTAGTGGAGATATTACCGGCGGAACTACCATTTCTCCTGGTGCAACGTGGGCCAGCATACTATCCTCGTTTCTACCTAATCTTGCTATTCCTTCACCTGAGTTATCAATTTTATTCATGCTCAAATCATTCCTCGTTACATGTTAACCAAAATACCAAAAGGTATCTATCTCCTGATTCTACTGCTAGCCCTCTATGCATATGCGTAAAACTAGGAAAAATTAGAGCGTGGCCTGTAGGTAATGGCTCGACTGTACCACGTTTTAAAAACTCAGTTCCGCCACCTTTGTACTTTCCGGTATTCAAAGGAACTACCATACTTATATCGGCACTTGCATCATGATGCCAAGCACCTTGTTTTTTATCCTTTAAATTATAATTAGCTATTTGTATTCCGCCACCATCTACGTAGCGATTCCAAATATTTAAAAATATCGGATTTCCTATAGTATATATCGTTTGCATCAAAGAATAAAAGATTTCTGGACAATTATCTTGAAAAGTAATTTCTGGTATTTGACGTAACTCATCCTCTTCTGCATTAGGATTAAAGCCAAAATGAGCCTCTAAACTCTTCATTTCATCCAAAATTATGTTGCAAAACTTTTCTGAAAAAAAAGGTACTGTATACACATCTTTTAAAGGCTCTTTTATTATTTTGTCTAGTTTTGTGTTTTCTCTTGGTTTCGTGCCGCTATCTTTATAAAATTTAACTATTGGCTGTATAGAATCTTTAACTGCGTTGAAAGTATCTTTTTGTATATACCAATCAGCAGGATACTTTAACAAAAGGTTTTTAATTTGGTAATTAAGATCTTCTGCTGTATTACTCATAAAGTTATTGTAGTAGAACCTGCTATATTTACTGTAACCGTTCCAACATTAGATGTCATTTCAAACCCTTTATTTAAAGTCCTATCTCCTATATCAACCCATTTGTTGCCTGTGTAGACCTGTAAAACACCAATAGTTGTGTTCCAAATAATACTACCATCGTTGAATTTTAGCTTATTTTTTTCTTGATCGTTGATTTGTCTTACATTATCTAAATCAATTGAGCCTAAATTTATTTCAAGTAGCCTTATAAGACGGTTAAAAAGCTCTGGAGATACGTCATTTTGGGCTAGCGGCAATTGAGTCTGTAGCAACTTACTCATCTCTTGCCGTCTGGTTTTATATCTATCCTAGTAGCACCTAAGCGCCAACCAACACCTAAATTACCGTTGTTATCTGCGTCATCGTTAGATTCAATTCTTAGCGCCATTTGCCTTGCTCTCGCTCTTATAAAAGATTGTTGTGTCGTGCTTTTAATTTCATTAGTTGAATTAGTGGTTAAAGACTCACCTGGAAAGTTTCTTGTTTTAACAACCACATTTACAGAGCAGTCATTTTGGTTTTCTATAAACTTAAAATCAGGTATTACTCTACGAGCAAAAGCAAACTGGTCTCCATCCCCAAGATCAAAGTCCGAACTCTCTATAAAAACACCAGTCATAGGTGATCCATCGTCATCAAATCCTATTTCTTGTTTATATAAATACCCATCACTTACTGCCCTAGGATAATTTTCTATACCTGAGTCTAGCCAAGCAGTTCTATTTAATTGACCATAAACCCAAGTCTGCTCTAAATAATTATAAATTACGTATCTATCGATAGTAATGCTGCCAGATGAACAATAGAACCAACCAACTTCATTTTTGTCCTTTATTGTAAATGCATGTATCTTAAATGATTGATCTAAATTTATGTCATTAAAAACATAATTATGCACAGAACAAGGTAAGGTGTTTACAGAACCGTTATATAAATAAAAATTGTTATAACTCATAAAATAAACTGCCGAAGGTGCTGTAACTGCAGCTTTTGGTGACACTAGACCAGTTCCTTCATTAATTAAATTAACTGCAAAAGTAAACGGAGGCCCAATAAATTGCATACTATACATAGCGGTATCGGTCCAAATCAAAATTTCTTGTCTTGACTTAACAGCACCAATAATAGATGAACCTGATGACAATCTAAGTGAACCAGCTGTATTGGTAGATTTTGGTTCAAACTCGAGTTCGTTTTCTTGATCACTAAAAGCAATTAACATAGGATCTACGGTGCCTGTTCTAGACGTGCCACTAATAGGATCTGCTCCTAACACAATTAGATGTCTATCAATTTCAGAAGTAATTACTTGTAATGCCTTTGTTGGCACTAGATTAGCGCCTGAAACAGTTGATAAATTTACGGCTCTTGTGCCAGTACCGCCTGATTCTAACCACCTAAAAATACCAGCATTTCTTTGATTTATAATTAAATTTTCACCAAAATTATCATGCGTCCAGATTCTCAATTGATTCACATCTGACAAAGCAGCTGCCTGCCCAAAAGCACCTGCACCCCAACTATTTATACCCCAACCTGTACCAGGTACATAAACATCTAAACCAACATTTACCTGATATGCACCAACGACTGAAGATCCACCATTACCAGTATCAGAAGAGTTTGCTGTCACTGTTGAACCACTTGTGTCTTTTGCTTCAATCGTATAACTATTTGCATTTACCACAGTAGCTACTTGATATTCTTGATTTAGAACTGCTGCTGTAATATTACCACCAAGCGAAGATGCACCACTAAATGTGACAAAATCATTTTGCACTGCACCATGAGCAGTATCTGCTACTGTAATCGTAGCATCACCATTACTTGCAGAAAAAGTTACATCACCAGCACTTGTAGTTGTTCTGATTGGCGTAATATCATTAAAATTTAAACCTTCATTAATATAATATTTTAGATGCGTGCCTACACCTAAATATTTAGCACCCTCTAATGAAATCCAGGCGTGCAAGGCACGAGCTGTACCTAAATAAGTATTTGATGTTACTTTTTCCCAGCCTGCAAATTTTTCAGGCCTGCCTTTTCTAAATCTTACAAGATTACAGTCAAACCATCCGCCTTCGTTATCGTAAGCTGTACCCTCTCTATTTATCCCTGGTCTAAATACTGTTTTTTGTAATGGCATATATTAAACCTCGTGCCATTCTTTACCTTCAAATAGTAAAGATTCTGCTAATCTTCTTCGTTCTAAACCTTCTAGAACCTTGCCGTTAGCTTTGTTCCATCTACGCATTTGGCTTGGCACCTCATCTTTTTTATTATCATTTAGAACTTTTAACATAGTAGAGTTATTTAAGTTTGTAGGACCTAAGTTATAAGTCCAAGCAACTAAAGCATCAAATTCGTTTTGGTCAAGTGGCACGGTTACTGCATCACTCACATAAGCACCAAATACAGGAAGTTCCTCGGCAAGCCAAATATCTGCTTGTTCTTGACTGCAAACATCGCCCTTTGCAACATTTTTTGTTCTACCGTAGCCTATAGTCCATACACCTGCACTACATTTATAAGCCTCTAACTCACAACCCTCAAATTTTTTTATTAATTGTTTACCCTCTTCTGAAATTTTCATTTTAATATTCTCCCCAAATTTTAGTTTTTTTACCACCGTCATAAGCAACTGCATGACCTTCTTTAATAAGTATTTTACATATATCTTTACCATCTTCTGTATACGGTATGCCCAAAATACGCCCATATTTACCTTTTCCTAAAGACTTTACTCTTATTTTTCCAGTGCATAACTCCGCTAATCTTGCTTTTGCCGCTAATCCAAGTTTTTTTTCGGCTAAATTTCTAGTGCGTGATTCAGGCGTATCTATTTGTGCTAATCTTACTCTTTGTTTATGTAGTTTGACATCAAAACCAAGATCAAGACAGCAATCAAATGTATCGCCATCAACTATTCTCTCTAATGTTGCATTATAAACAAATGCATCTGGTGTATTACTCATCAGCCTTATCCTGTTCTGTTGTTACAGTTCTATAATACACTACAACATCTTTTAGTTCAGTTATGTACCTTTTTATTTCTTGCATATTGTAAGCCATAACCTCGTAATCTGGCACGGTCATAGCTAAAAAGACAAGTTCGCCCTCTTGATTTTCTATTACTTGAAACTGCTCTTCAAAATTTTCTGGTGTTATTGTTAACCATCTTACTTCTTTAAGATCAATTTCTCTGGGCATGATAGGTTGCACAATAGTTCTTTCCAGTGGCTTGGCAGTAACTTGTATCTGTTTAGTCGGAATTAGGCTGCAACTGCAAGCCATCATCAAGATCATCAACAGTAACGCTGATTTTCTCGATGTCTTCCATAATATGTTTTGTGCCATTATTTATCTTCCTTTGCATTTCTACAGGATCAGTAAGTATTTTAGCTGTTAATTGATAGTTTTGTATAAATTGAGTATATCTATTGAGCTCTCGCTGTGCCGCTTGGCTTTTAAGAGTCATGTTTTGGAGTTGGGTAGCTTGTAAAGCAAAATCATTTTGCAGCGTGCTTATAGCCTCTTCTTGTGTTGCAATCGCACCCTCTAAGGCAATATTGTTTGCTTTTAGGGTATTGTTTTCGTTATAAAGCCAATAACAGCCAATACCTAATACCAAAATAATACCTAGCAAGATTTGTTGCATTATAAATCCTCAATAATGTAGTTTAAGCCGCTTGCACTACGATACTCAACTATTTTATTATTTTCACTCCTGAATTTCAGGTGCTTTTCTTTTTGAACAATAATTTTTTTTGTAATATACGATTTATCATCAGAATCACCATACTCTTTATTAAAAGATACGGTTACTTTGTACCTAGTTGCAAATAAATATTGATACCACGCAACTAACTTTTGCCAAATTTTTTTTAAACTGTCCATATAGCTAGTTTGTGTCTTTTACCTTTAACATTAATAGGTTTTAATAATTTTAATACAATTTTGCAATTTTTTGCAGTTCTATAACCTACTAAAATATCCTCGCCAACTTCTTTAGTCGCTGATTCCAACCTTGCTGCGGTATTGACAGGATCTCCAATTGCAGAGTAATCAAATCTAGTGTTACTTCCCATATTACCTATTACTGCCTCGCCAGACTCAACACCAACACCAACAGCAACTGGAGTCGAAAGAGTTTTGTTAAGTTCAGCTATACCCTTTTGTATATCAATTGCAGCTTGAACAGCCTTAGTCTCGTGATCTTCTAAATCTAATGGTGCTCCAAATATAAACATGCCTGCATCACCAATAAATTTATCGGTCATGCCACCAAGTTTTTGCACAGCCTCTACCTGTACGGTTAAAGTTTTATTCATTATGCTAGTCACCTCCTCTGGCGGTAACTCTTCACTTAACGCAGTAAAACCTCTTAAGTCGGTAAATAAATAACTACAATATT